CAATGCAGCGCATGAGCAGGAGATGGACCGAGAGCAACAAATGATTGACCGTGGTAGACAGAGGTATCTGAAGCGGCAAGAAGGGCTCGTCAACGAAGCCTCTCAAAACAGTAGCCAAAGAATCATCAATGGTGCCCTGGTCAGGGTATCCGAGGCTATTCGTAAGACCATAGAGACGCAGGAGGCCAGTAAGTCTAGGAACCCCTGCTGGTACTCTGACGTTGTCGGCCTCGACGTCGACCTCTTAGCTTACATAGCTTTGAACACTTGTATGGAGTCTGTGTCCACTAAAGCCACTCTGACGAGTTGTGTTAGCCGAATCGGACGTCGAATCGAGCTAGAACATTGGTCAGCTGGACTTCTAGAACACGACAGAACCAAGGCTCGACGAATAGAGACTCAGGTCTCTGGTAGCCATTCATCGTCGAAGTATCGAATCAAAGCAGCCAGGATCACAGCCTCTAGAGATACCAAAGATGCTGAGGGTACAATCGTCTCAGGTTACAAAGTGGCCCCGTGGCTGCCCTCAAGAATCGTCAAGGCAGCAGGACCCTTGATCAATGCGGTACTTGAGTACTCTGGTATCTTTGATGTGTGGGAAAAGAGCCAGCCTAAGAACACAGTCAAGAAGATTGGCATGACCGCAGCAGCCCAAGCGGCACTGGCAGACATGGACTACGAAGCCTCCTGGCTCGAGCCTATGTTTGGACCTATGTTGTGTCCCCCTACCCCCTGGACCAAGTTTGACACCGGCTGCTACAGGGATGCTAGGCTGGCAAGTGAGGTGTCTTTGGTACGCATGGCCACCAACGAACAGCGGATGGCGATGTGCCACGCCATTAAGAAAGCTGGACCCGAAGGTGTCGAATGTCTTGAGGCGCTCAACGCTATTCAAGCAACCCCTTTGGCGATCAACAAGCAAATGCTTGAGCTAGTCCGATGGGCGTGGTATTGCGATATTTCTATTGAAGGGTTCCCGACACGAAACCAACTACCCAAGCCACGGGCGCCAGGTGACTGGGGAGCTTGTGATGCCGAGGCTAAGAAAGGCTACGCGCTGCAATGCCGCGAGACAGCAGAGAGCAACCGAGACACTGCCAGTCAGACAGTTGTCATGAGCCAAGACCTAGCAACCGCTATAGACCTATCCAACTTCGATGAATTTTACCTTCCCTGGAACCTCGACTTTCGAGGCCGCTGCTACCCAGTTCCACATTTTAATTACCACCGCGATGATCACATGAAGTCGCTCTTTGAGTTACGCAGAACGCAGCCTATGGATCAGGATGGCGCATCCTACCTAGCGATTCACATAGCTAACCTCGGTGACTTTGACCGTGTCTCGAAGAAGTCTTTCCAAGAGCGTGAGCAGTGGACTTCAGATAACACTGACTGGCTACTGTCTTTAGCTAACGATTACCAGGGAACTGTTGCAGAGTGGTCCGAGGCAGACAAACCTTTTCAGTTCATGGCTGCCGTGTTCGCCTGGGCAAAGTGGATCGAATACGGCGTACTCTACCACTGCCCTATTCCCTGTTCCTTGGACGGGGCCAATAATGGACTGCAACATTACAGTGCCGCTTCGCTAGACGAAGACGATGGTGCTGAGGTTAACTTGACTCCCTCTGATGCTCCCAGGGACATCTACCAGAAAGTTGCGGACATGGTGCATGAAGTTGTGTCCAGGGTTGCCTCAGATTATGCACACGAACACCGCGAAGTAGCGCAGGCTTGGTTGGCATACGGCATCACTCGAAAAGTCTGTAAGCGAAACACGATGACTTATGCGTATTCTAGTGTTGTCCACGGCATGGGCGATCAGCTCATCGAAGACATCATGACTCCGCTGAGTAAACTTGTCCTGTTGAAAAAAATAGATCAGCATCCTTTTGGGTTTGGACATACGGCTATCAGGGCAGCTAGGTTTCTTGCGAAAATAAACATGGACTGCATTCGAGCAGTGGTAACCTCGGCCCAGTCGGGTATGGAATTTCTACGCTCTGCTGCTGGCGCCCTGGCACACGAAGGCAAACCTGTACGTTGGACCACGCCTATTGGATTCATTGCTATCCAAAAATACACGGAGTACGAGACCAAGAAAGTTAAAATATTTCTGTACGACAGGGCTACGCACCAAGCAAGCCTAGCCGAGCGTAAGGAAGCAGAGTTGCAAATTGCTCAGATGGACCTGGACGTTTCTCTGCCAGATTTAAAAACGACAAAGCGTACGCAATTGACGGTTCGTGAGAGGTCGAAAACCAAGATCAACAAGCGTAAAAGTAAGAGCAGTATCGCGCCTAATTTTATCCATGGTTTAGACTCAGCACACCTGATGAAGACTGTACTGCGGTGTAAAGATTCGGGCGTACAGGACTTCTTTTTAATCCACGACTCGTTCGCTTCAACCCCGAACATGACCTCGCTAGTGTATGCAGCGGTTCGAGAGACGTTCGTTGAAATGTATGACGGACGGTGCGTCTATACGGAATTTTACACAGAAGTGCGTCAGCAGCTCAGTGTCGCTGGGAGAGATAAGCTAGACCTGAAGGTCCCCCCGAAAGGAACTCTGGATCTCCAGGGCATACTTAAAAGCGAATACTGCTTCTCCTAATAACTAAACTCTAAAAACCCCCCTCCTGGTCACGCGAAAGCCTGGCCTTTTTTTTGCCTGCGATTTGATGAAAACAGAAGTGTCCACCCTTTAGATACATCCAAGGGAAAAACGCAAATGCATCCAAGAGAACGGGTCCGGCAATTAGTCGAACTCCACACCAGTAAAAACGAAGTACTCCCAGACAAGCTAGTCGAGGAAGCAAAACGACTAGGCATCGAATTACCCAACACCCAAAACCACAACCACTTAGAACACCCATCCAAGGAGAACACCAATGGCTCAACAGAATAAAGTCTACTTTGAAACTAACATCGGACGCGCTCAGTATCCGTGGCTCAACTCACCTGATTCCGCGTTCGGCGGTGAGCCCAAGTACAAAACTAACCTGGTCCTTGAGGACCACCTCGATCTACTCAAGCTCATCCAAGGTTGTGCCCGGGCCGAGTTTGGTGAGAAGGCAGACGGCGCCAGGATGCCCTTTGACTTAGACGAGGACACTGGCGAAATGATCATCAAAGTAAAGAGCAAATATGCGCCTGCTTTTTTTGACGCTACTGGCGAAGAGATATTCGGGGCACAGATCCCAAATCTATGGGCTGGCTCAAAAATACGAATAGGTGGATATGCATCGCCTTACTCAGTTTCTGGATCAAACGGCGTATCACTACAACTCACTAAAGTGCAAATAGTACTGCCAGTCACTGGTGGCTCTAAGACACAATCTGGTGGATTCGATAGTGTCGAAGGTGGCTTCAAAGCTCAGGACCCCGTTGCAGACGAGGAGGTGGAGCTGGATGAGGTACAACAAGAAGCAGCAACGTCAGCTGACCGTTTCTAATGGAATAAAGCATGGTTACCGTAGTGGTCTCGAGGACAAACTGAGTAAGCAGATAGTTGCAGCAGGACTCGAGGTCCACTACGAAACAGACAAGATCAGCTACACCGTTCCGCTACGCCAGGCGAAATACACTCCCGACTTTAAGCTACCAAAGACTGGTGGCTTTTTTTATGTCGAGAGCAAAGGCATTTGGGATGTGGCTGATAGACAAAAGCATCTGCTGATCAAGGAGCAGCACCCCGGCATCGATTTAAGATTCGTCTTTTCCAATGCCAACAACAAATTGTACAAGGGATCGAAATCCACATATGCAAGTTTCTGTGACAAACACAGACTGCAATGGGCTCATAAAACTATCCCGGACGAATGGCTCAGAGAATGAGTCAAGACCTAAAGATCACCTGGAAACGGGTGGTCTTTTTTTTAAATTTAGAGGGGCTACAAGTGGAAATTAAAGATAAAGAAAACGGTGCAAAGTTCGTGATGCATATTCCTTGCGAAGAGTGCCAGTCGAAAGACAACGCGGCACTGTACTCAGACAACAGCACCTACTGTTTCGGATGCGAAGCTTATGGTCATGGTGACGATAGCATCCGAGTTCCTGCACAGAAACTAAACTCAGCATTACTCCCGGGTACTTACTCGGCACTCAAAGCCCGTGGAATTACAGAAGCAACATGTCGTAAATTTGATTACCAAGTCGGCATGGACGGGAACCGCCCCGTTCAAATTGCTAACTACCAAGACGAAAATGGTCAAGTAGTTGCACAGAAGATTCGTGACCAAGATAAGAATTTTAAGATACTCGGTGACGGAAAGTCTGTCGGTCTGTTTGGTCAGCATCTGTGGAGCGGTGGCAGGATGATCATTGTGGCCGAGGGCGAGATAGATACGCTTTCGATTAGTCAGGCCCAAGGAAATAAATTCCCAATAGTCGGACTACCACTCGGCGCCCAAGGTGGTAAGAAGGCGCTGCTCAAAGCGTGGGACTACCTCCTGCAATATGAGTCCATTGTCCTTGTCTTCGACCAAGATGAAGCTGGGCGCAAAGCTGCCCTGGACTGTGCCGAGGCACTCCCGGTCGGTCGAGTCAAGATTGCGAAGCTACCAATGAAGGACGCTAATGAGTGTCTTAAAGCTGGTCTTGAAAAGGAAATAATCAACGCTGTATTCCGTGCAAAAGATTGGCGCCCGGACGGCATCATTTCGTCTGACTCACTTATCGAAGAAATGAAAAAGCCAACACCAGGTATCGACGTCAGCTACCCCTTCCCAAAATTAAATGAGATGACCAGGGGAATAAGGACCGGGCTTGTGACAATTTGTGCAGGAACCGGAACTGGCAAAAGTACATTCATCAAAGAGATCGCCTACCACTTGCATATGTCTGGCCATCCCTGCGGCATGTTGATGTTTGAAGAGAGCAACGCAATAACGATGAAGTCCATGGTTGGTATTCACCTGGATAAAAACATTGTGACGGATAGCTGGAGAGCCACCGAAGATGAGATCGAGGCAGCCTATTATGATTTTAGAGGTGATAGCGAGGTCCACCTTTTTGAAGATGGGGGTGTCACCGCAGTCGACATCGTGGTTAACCGCATTCAGTACATGGTCAAGTGTCTGGGCTGCAAATATATATTCCTTGATCCGATAAGCGTCCTGGTTGCAAGTGCCACTGGACAGGTAGCAGATGAGCGCCGGTTCATTGACCAGGTCACCATCACACTCCGCAACCTAGTCCAAGAGTTAGACATCTGTTTGTTCATCGTCTCGCATCTTAAACGTCCAAGTGGCAAAGGCCATGAAGACGGCGGCAAGGTGAGCCTATCCGAAATTCGAGGATCGTCAGGTATCGCCATGCTGAGTGATCAGTGTATTGGTCTCAACCGAAGTGAAGAAACTCCGAGTGATGACAGCAGAGAAATTTGGCTGCTAAAGAACCGCTTCACTGGGGAAGTAGGACCAGCAGACAACCTTATGTATTTCAGGGAAACAGGAAGGCTATTGGTGAACGATACGCCAGATCGTTTCTAAAAATTAACAATGTAAACCATGAGTAACAAACAGAGGGTATTTAAAATGGAATTACTAGATCACGAAGAAAAGTTTCTTGAGTATCACACAGAAAACCCACATGTCTATGAGCTGTTTAAGAAGTACTGTAGCGCAGCATTTGATTCAGGACGTCAACACTATTCGGCCTATGCCATCTTTGAGCGAATCAGGTGGCACCACGACATCGAAACCAAATGCGAATTAGGTTTTAAGCTCAACAACAATCACCGTCCTTACTACGCCCGAATGTACCAAATGCAGTTTCCAAACCGCCGTCACTTCTTTCGGACTAGGGTAGTTCGAGGGGAACGTCAATATGATCAGATGGAGTTAGTCTAATGGCGCTGATATTTGATTTAGAAACGAACGGCTTACTCAAACAACTGGATAGGATTCACTGCATTGGCATACTCGACACAGAGAAGAATGATGGGGCTCAGATTTACAGTGGCAGCCAAATCAAAGAGGCACTCCAGCTGCTATCTGATGCTGAAGAAATCGTCGGACACAACGTCATCAACTTCGACGTCCCCGCAATCCAAAAAGTCTGCCCCGGTTGGAAATCCCGAGCAAAAGTAACAGACACCTATGTGCTCTCTCAGCTGTTCCATGCAGACCTAATATCAGAGGATTCAGTGAAGCCTAACGCCGCTGAGGTGTTACCCAGGAACATGTGGGGACGTCATTCACTGAAGTCATGGGGCATGAGAATGGGCACCATGAAAGGTGACTATGACGGCGGCTGGGAGGAGCTCAATGATGACATGCTGGTCTACTGTAAGCAGGATGTGACGGTGACGTATCTGCTCTACAAAAAGCTACTCGTTGACGGCGCCAACTTTAGTCAACACTCAATAGACACTGAGCATACGATGGCAGAAGTCTGTGATCGCATTGGCAGTAATGGGTGGACTTTTGACATAGTCGCAGCGGGTGAGCTGTACGCTAACCTGGCACAGAAGAGAGCAGACCTAGAACGAGAGATGGCTGTCCTCTTCGAGCCCTGGGAAGTCAACACCACGTTTATCCCTAAGCGCGACAACAAGACCCTCGGCTACCTCAAGGGCGAACCATTCGTAAAAACTAAAGTGGTCGAATTCAACCCTAGCAGTCGGAAGCACATCCACTATTGTCTGACTCAGAAGTACGGCTGGGAGCCCGACCAGTTCACTGCGAATGGTGATGCAAAGATCGACGAAGCTGTCCTGAGTACCCTGGAGTATCCCGAGGCTCAAAAGCTGGCCGAGATGTTCCTGGTCCAGAAGCGGATAGCGTCCCTGGCAGAAGGTCGACAAGCCTGGCTAAAGCTGTGCGATTCGGACGGTAAGCTCAGACATCGAATCATACCGCTGGGAACAGTGTCATCTAGAGCCAGCCATCGATCACCTAATTTGGCCCAGGTACCCAGTACCAGGTCAGCCTATGGCCGAGAGTGTCGTGAGCTGTTCAAAGCACCCCCAGGTTGGGTTGTCTGCGGCTCTGATCTGTCTGGTATTGAACTCAGGTGTTTAGCGCATTACCTCGATGACGGGGGTGAATACGCCAAGCAGATCCTCGAGGGAGACATCCACACCTTTAATCAGAATGCCGCGGGACTCGCTACTAGAGATTTGGCGAAGACATTCATCTACAGCCTTTTGTATGGCGGAGGTGATGGGCTCATTGGCTCTATCGTTGGTGGCAAAGCCAAAGACGGTAAGCGTCTCAAAGCAGATTTCGATAGGGCCATCCCGGCATTCAAAAGTCTTAAGAGCGAACTCCTAAGAGCCTTCAAACGTGGCTATCTCAAGGGCCTCGATGGCCGTGCCTTAAGTGTACGAAGTGAGCACAGGTGCCTCAGTCAGCTGCTCCAGTCAGCAGGAGCAATCATATGTAAAGAGTGGGTCAAGTTGATTGACCTCGAACTAACTAAAACAGGTAGCAAGGCATACATCATGGGATGGATCCATGACGAAGTGCAGATTGCTTGCCCTAACGAAGAGGTAGGACATGTCACAGGTGATCTCGCTAGACGAATGGCGAAAGAAGCAGGAATTGCTCTCAAAGTCAGTATCGACATCGACGCAGAATATTCCTTGGGAAGGACTTGGGCTGACACCCACTGAGACTGATTTCGACACAGCATTCGAGGACAACATCGAAGAATTACTAGCCATGATTATTGTGCTCGACAGGGCCTGGAGCACCCCATTCACAGTCAAAAGTAACTTCGCCAGGGACTGTGCCATGCATGTTGCATTGTGCGCCTCAGAAGGCTTTATTAGCACTGCTATAGACCAAGACATCTGGGGTAACCGCTGGCAAATAACCGAAGAAGGTAGAGACTTTAAGGAGTATTGCGATGAACGTATTAGAAGTTTTATGTCCGAATAAAAAGAACATCCTGGTCGATGCAGACCTCTATTTATACCAAGCCACTGTGGCCTCCGAGGAGACGATCTGCTGGTCCGAAGAAGAAGACATCTGGAGCTTAAGGGCTGACCTTAAACAGGCTAAGAGGAGCTTCTGTGAGCGCCTAGAAGGGTTCAAAGAACGCCTCGGGAGTGACACCCTTGTCCTGTGTTTTACGGGTAAAGGTAACTTCAGAAAGACGGTCTACGAGCCCTACAAAAGCAACCGAAAGAAGACCAGGAAACCAGTGGGATATGCACACATGGTTGAGTGGGCGAAGGAGGCGTGGCCTTCCATCACTAGGGACTTACTCGAAGCAGATGACCTACTGGGTATCCTTCAGTCAGCACCGGGCTACGACACTCTGGTGGTGTCTGATGACAAGGATTTACTTGGTGTCCCTGGGCAAGTCTATCGACCGATGAAGGACGAGCTGCACGATGTCGGCCTGCCCGATGCCGATGCCTGGTTCTTGACTCAGTGTCTTGTTGGTGACAGCACGGATGGCTATCCAGGCTGCCCTGGCATAGGGCCAAAGACAGCACCCAAGGTCCTGGGTAATCACCCGTCATGGGAACAAGTTGCCCAGGCATACATCAAGGCAGGGTTAACCAGGGAAGATGCCCTGGTCCAATCACGCTGTGCCCGGATACTCAGGTGGGAAGACTGGGACCAGGACACACAACAACTCAAACTGTGGGAGCCATAACGATGACTACTAAAGTAAAAAAGGAAAAGAAGCTACCAGAAGGGTGGCCTATGTTTGATATCCATTTGGGGTGTGCTGGCTGGCCTATGTGCGAGGACGAGCATGATTATGCTTCTGGTTACCAGGCCGTAGATGTAGGTGACGGTTGCCGCAACCCTTGTCCTTGGGATTGGGTCGAAGACGATGATCCTCAGAAAATACGATGGTTAAAAAAGCAGGCCAAGCTAAAGGAGGTGTCTCATGCTTATTAGCCGCCAATCGATCATCACTGGTGAAGTTCACGAAATGGAGATCGACGTCGAACCGAACCAGCTTGCCATGCATGCCGAAGGTGCGCTGGCCCAGGTAGCCTTTCCACACCTACCTAGCGAACACCGAGAGTTCCTGATCTCAGGAATCACCCCGGACGAATGGATCGCCATGAACTTCTGTGAGGACTGCGAGTAAGTCTTACTGCACCTCCCTCGAAACCTAACAGACCCACTTCGGTGGGTTTTTTACGTCTTTAATAAAGGAAAACAAATGTGGATATTACCGAAGAATTACCCGCTGTCCTCTCGCTTTGCACAGGATATGGTGGGATCGAAAGAGGACTTGAGCTTGCCGGACTTAAACATCGAGTCATCGCTAATGTGGAGATCGAAGCCTTCGCCATTGCGAACTTGGTTAACAAGATGGAAGCCAGCCTCCTACCTCCCGCACCTATTTACACGAATCTTAAAACCCTGCCAGCACACCTCTTTCGAGACAGAGTTGACCTCATCACTGGCGGTTACCCATGTCAGCCATTTTCGGCAGCAGGACAGCGGAAAGGAACAGATGACCCAAGACACCTCTGGCCTTACATCAAAGAAATCATCAGAGCAGTTCGACCTGTTCGATGCTTCTTCGAGAATGTCGAAGGACACATCAGTCTCGGACTCAGAGAAGTCATTGCAGACTTGGAAAGCCTCGGTTACAAAACAACGTGGGGAATATTCTCAGCGCGTGAAGTTGGCGCACCTCACCAACGAAAAAGAGTCTACATCTTGGCTGACTCCAGTGGTGCAGGACAGCAAACACTCGGGAACCAATCTGAGCGCAAATGGGAAGAGGGGTTTACTGGTAAATCAAGTGAATTGGCCGACCCCATCGACAAGAGATTACAAGGGGGGAATGAGCCCAGAAAGGACGCATCAGAAATTATTGCAAGGCAAGAGGGCGCACATGGGAGCATTGGACAACAGAGTGGCCTATCAGACATGGACGGAAACAGGAAAGAAATGTGGCCACCTGAACCCAATTTTTGTCGAGTGGTTGATGGGTGTGCCGACAGGGTGGACAGAATTAGGATGTTGGGAAATGCAGTAGTCCCACAAACAGCGGCCAAAGCGTGGCTGACACTCACCGGGAGATTAGCCCAATGATCCTAACGACCAGAGACCTCAGCTACCTCGATGGTAGCTTCAAGCAGCCTAAAGGCAGCTACAGCACTCCAGACAGGCAGGCAGAAGATGCCCGAAAGTACTGTAAGTGCATCAACATAAACCCAAATCGACACTGGACCGAGCCATGTCCAGAGTGCAACCGAAAGGTGAGAATATGAGTAGCATTAACGATGCAACACCCGAAGAGTGGGACCGAGCCCAGAAGACCGGCCTTGAGCCCTGGTCCACCCCTGCTATTGAAGAGTCTAGGAAGCTACACCCAACCGCCAGGGCACTGCCCACAGATCCAATAGCCCGAAAGATGATCCCTGTGTACACCGGGTTCATTAGCTACTTTCCCAGGGCCATAGCAGCCATAAGTAAAGTCAGCCTGGTAGGCGGCATCCAGCACGGTCAAACAGCCGAGACACTCAACTGGGACCGAAGTAAATCAGGTGACGAGCTCGACGCTCTAATGCGACACCTCCTCGACCAGGACTGGGCTCAGGTAGCCTGGAGAGCCATGGCTAACTTAGAGAAAGAACTGGAGAAAGAACATGGATGAGGCAGCAGAGAGGTACCTGGATGCAATCGATGAGTATCCACCAGTCACTGATGAGGAGTTGGCGACAGCCCTCAACTTGATCGAGAGATGGGTCAAAGAGCCACCCTCAAGTATCCCAAGTGGGCTAAGGTTAGCAGCACATTGGCTCAGGTTACAAAGGGAGTTCCCAGCGATAGAGGAGAAGGAAGAGTAAAGAATGAAGAGGGAGAGAGCCGGGCATCCTGTATCGCTACAACGAGGTAGCTAGGATTACACCGACTCTCTGCCCCCCTTCAACTGGGTTGGCACCAAGCCACTCAAAGCTGCTGGTTACCAGAAAACATCGCATTATCACTATCCTAGTCCTTTAGTCCAGACAAATCAGACAAGGGACATAGAACCTACCCCTTTGGGGTACATCCAATGCAGCATAACTATGCACACATAAGTGAATAACAATGACACTAATATGGACTATAAAGTGTCACTAACAGTGCCAAAATAGAAGTGTCCACCCATAAGAGTACTGATGGGGGTCACGACGTCGGCAACTGACACACTAGACACTATGGATCATTGGTATCCGTAGTATCTATGCACCTATGCAATACCCTAGTCAAACTCCAGTACAACATAAGTGTAGGACACCACAAGCAACCAATAGTCCAATAGTCCAATAGTCCAATAGTCCAAGAGTTATAAGTGGACTCAGGTGGAGAGATTACGCTCTTACGAGCAACTAACACTAAAAGAAACTTTAGTCTTACTAAAGAAACTTAAGACCAGGTGGGAACAACAGTGTCCCCTCCACTGCCCACCTGGTCTTAAGCTTCTTAGGACAACCAAAGACACACAGAGAGAGAACCAGTAGTAGACCATTGCAGTGTTGTGTTAAGCCGAAGGCTACTGAGGTAGTCCAAGGTAGTCCAAGGTTGTGTACCTCAGTATGTATCCTAGTGGATACAGTAGTGGACCAAGTATAACTAAGGTTAGACACCATCAGACACATTAGTGGACATGAGTGGATACATCAGTGGACTGAGGTGGACTAAGGTAGGTCCCCATTTTCAAAGAACAAAATAAGGGTCATTCCAATAAATTTTAGAAGAAATCGTCGGCAATGCTCCAAGGTCATGAGGTGTGGGCTCAAAAGGACAAGGGATATATTATCCGTTGCCCATGAGATCCCAGGTAACACAGGGCCTACAGCCTGATGACCTCAGAATTTTAGGTTCCCTGGGCGGAAATTGACCCCCCATGCCCAATGCCTCATGTCGACTTCAAAATCAACGGTTAACCCCTTCGCCCTTGTTGTTGTTGTTGGCCTTTCTTTAGCAACCCAAGAATTTCAAATAGTGTCCCCTCGGGACCACCAAGGTAACCCCCCCATGGCATTAGAAACTGGTAACTACATCAACAGCCTCAACGCAAGCAACCCAGCGGCCACTGACGCGCTGTCCCAGGCTGACGAACACCTTAGATTTTTGAAGCTTAAAATCCTTGAGACCTGGCCTAATGTGACCGGGGCAGTCACCGCAACCCAGGCAGACCTGAATACCCGCTCTGCGATCACCACTGACGGCTCCGTGCCTGCATTGGCCAGTGGTATTGATGCGGCTGAGGTCCGGTCCCTCCTGGGTATCACTGGTGAGGTATACGCCCCGGCTATCCTCTCTGATGGTAGTACCCCTACCCTAGCCACTGGTATCACTGCCCCCGAGATAGTCACCCTGTTAGGTGTGTCCCTCCTTAATGTGTACCCAGTCGGTAGTATCTACACCTCGGTTGTCTCTACCACCCCCGCTACCCACTTTGGTGGTACTTGGGTAGCCATAGGCGCCGGTAAGGTCCTAGTTGGTATTGATGCCAGTGACACAGACTTTGACACTGTTGAGGAGACTGGTGGTACTAAGACTCACACGTTGACTGTGGCCCAGATCCCAGCTCACACCCACTCAATGACCATCGAGAACACCCGGGGTACTGGGGGTGATGGTGCTGAGGACGGTGTATCAAGTTTCTCTACGGTCGACTCCAGCTCCACCGGGGGTGGTGAGGCCCACCCAATCGTGCAGCCCTACCTGGTTGTTTATATGTGGAAGCGTACAGCGTAGAGAGAGAGAGTAAGACATATGGCGAATATAATCCCAGTTAGGGGTGTCGGAGACATCGGCGTAGTGACAGACATACGACCCGCATCCCTTCCTGTGGCAGCCTTCACCCGAGCAAAGAACGTGAGGTTTGACCAGGGCAGTGTGTCCCGTGGACCCGTGTTCAGGACAATCAAAAGTAGCCTAGGTAACATCCCCAGGTTCACTTATGGCATCCCGGCAGCCCCAGGTGGTGGATTTAGTAATGTCGTGATGGCGTCCCCCACCTATCAAATCTCTAGTTTCAACAATGGATCAATTACCTCGAGGCAAGGTTCTGTAAGCACCACCAGTTCGACCACGGCAAGATTTAGTGGGGCCTCCTTAGCGGACATAACGTACCTCAACCGAAACGATAAGATTCCGGTATATATGGCTAACGGAGGTTCCGCTTTTGCTGTCCTGGCTAACTGGGATGCCAACTGGAGAACTGAGGCACTGCGGTCATATGGCGACTTCCTGATTGCACTGAACATGACTGAGAGTGGCACTAGCTACAACTCAAGAGTCCGGTGGTCAGACCTCGCCCTGGCGAACTCAATACCAGGGTCATGGGATGCATCCGATATAACTAAGTCTGCCGGGTTCAATGACTTGGTAGAAATGAAGACCCCCATCGTGGACGGACTCTCGCTCGGCACGAACTTCATCATCTATTCTCAGGACCAGGTGTGGCTCATGGAGTACACAGGTGGTTCGTTTATTTTTAACTTCAGAAAGCTATTCTCTGATGTAGGCATCATGAATCAGAATTGTGTGTGTGAAGTTGAGGGCAAGCACTTTGTCTTTGGTGACAATGATCTCTATATGCATGACACCCACACACGGGTAAGTATCGCCGACGAGAAAGTTAAGCAGTACGTCTTCTCTGGCTTAAATTCCGCTAGGACGGATAGGTGTTTTGTAGTCCATAACCCGGAGCTCGAGGAAATCTATTTCTGCTACTCCAGTGGCGATGACATGGCAGAGTTTACTGCTGGTGACCGATGCAACCGAGCTGCTGTGTTTAACTATAAGAACAGCACCTGGTCATTTATGGACATGCCTAACGTGTCTTCCAGTACCCAGGGCACCGTCGACTCAACAGAGACCTACGCGACCATTGTCGGCACCTATGCAACCATTGGTGGTAGCTATTTCTCGCAGGAGTCTGGCTTCGACACGCACATCCTATTTACCAGTGAGACCGATGCTGCTGATGGACTTACTTCACATAAGCTACAGGGACTTGACCTAGCTGACTTCAATTCCAACCTGACGTTTCCTCTTGATACTGAAGCTAACAAGGACCCACAGATAGAAAGAGTGGGAATCGACCTCGACGAGCTTAGTTCAGTTTCTGGCTACAAAGTAGTCACCAGGATCTACCCCCAGGTAACCACTGAAAATTCTAATCGGCAATTTGATTTCACGTTGGGTGCCTCGGATCTTCAGGGCAACACCCCCGTCTATTTGGATACTGTAACTTTTGATGGGACTACAGATCACAAGATTGATTCCCGTGCAGCTGGCCGCTATCTCAGTTACAAGATGACGGTCACCGACGGTAAAGATTTCGACTTTATCGGATTTGACGCGGACGTCATGACAACTGGCAGGAGGTAATAGCGATGACGGCTCTGAAGACATACAAGCGTAAGCCTGCGCCAACTTTGAAGCAGTCTGGGCAAGTAGGTCATATGGGTATCGTACC